CATAAGGGTCTGCGTTTTCATATCCGACCGCAGCAGGCCACGGATATTGAACTTGGGGCTGATGCCCTTGGCGAAGTCCTCGGGCGTCAACAGCTTTTTGGTGATGCTGGCTTCGTTACGAATCAGCGTGGGCTGAATCGAGTACATCAGGAAGAACAGGTTGACGTTCTCGATGCTCGATGCCCACGAGGACGCCTTGTTGGTGTGGCCGATGAGTTGCGGCGGCACGCTGCACAGCCGGCAGATTTCCTCGATGCCGAAATAGCGCGATTCCAGCAACTGCGCATCGGCAGGCTTGACGCTGAACTCGGTGCCGGCGATGGGCTTGAGTCCCTTCAGCAACGTCATCCACTTGCCGGCGTTCTCGGGGCGACCAAAGAAATTCAACCGCTCGGCGAACTGCGCCAGTTCCGGCCCGCCAAGATCGCGCGTGCCTTCGTTGACGAAAAAGCCGCCGACCTTCAGACCCTGGCGGAACGCGCGCAACGCGGAGTTGTTGGCCGTCAACTGCGCCTGAAGGATGTGTCGGCCCAATTCCAGACGGGGCGTGCCCCAATCGGACTTCAGGCTGAAGCCCCTCAGATGCAGGATGTCATCATCGTTGAACTTTTCCTTGCCGATGGTCCAGACCTTGCGCGAGCCCGACTTGTTGTAGTCGAAGCTGCAATCATCCGGGTCCACTGGCGTAAGCGCCACCGGCTTTTTGCCGATGCGCTCGATGATGCTGACACTGTTGCCCTTGATGTCCTGCATCGCTGTTGCCAGCGACCAAAATTCGGGCTTGGTCTGATTGGCGTTGGGCGACACGCTCAGCAAGAGCGAAAGCGGATGGTCACGCACCACGTTCTTGTTGGCGTCGCGCAGATGCAGTGGCAGCGAGCCGATGATTTCCGCGCGCAAGCTGATGCAGGCGTGGAACGCCGACAGGCGCATGGCGGATTCGGCATTGACCGTCGCCTCCCCTGCGCCGTCAGACCCGGAATCTAACGCGCCAACCAGCCCGTCACTACCGGGGCCGTGGGTACGCCAGCCGCCCCGAATGGAACCGCCATAGACTCGATGCCAAATACTCATTAGCCGGCTATCACCATTTGGGATGCGATGTCGTCAGTAGCACATTGCGCATCGGGGTTAAGTTCCATCAGTGCTACCGCGTTGAACAGTGCAATGAGCGGGTCAATTTTTGCGGTTCCGCTTACCTGCTTGGTGACATAGGTTCCGTTGCCCCTCTGTACCACCTTGGCGTTCCCCACCACCCAATTCGACATCGCATTTCCGTCGTGTATCAACACGCGCTCAAACAACTTGCGTTCAGTAGTGCGAATCGAGCCGGCCAGCTTGTACCCCTGATTGACTTTTACCAGTTTTTCGGGGTCCACGTTCTCAAGGATAATGGCATCCAGAAGCCCGCCAAGGCAAGCGGGATCGAAACCCACCTGATAAAGCAGGCCGCTGCGATCCAGTTTGGCCACCAATTTTCCGATTTGTTCCGTGTCCTGGCCTGCGTACTGGCAGATGGTGACGTGACCCGTCTTGGCGTAATCGCGCAGCAGGCTGGCAATGTCCATGCGGCGCTTCAGCACGATCTTGTGCGCCCATGCATGCATCCACGCAACCCATCGGCGGATGTACACGCGCTGCTCGGGCATCAACTCGCCCGTTTCTTCATCGTTGTACTCGGGGATGGTGACCCACTGCGGCTCCTTGGTGCGCCCGACCGCTGCCATGCCTAGCAAGTCGTCAAGACCGCCGCCGTCGATGCCTGCGGTGATCACTTCGCAGTGTTCAATCAGGTAGTCGATGCTGACTTGCGGCAATTCGGCCGCAGCTTCCCAGAACTCGGTCCCGGCCCACCGATCCGCGCGCAGATTGAGCCCGATTTCGACGTTCAGATGCTTGGCGAAAAAGATGCGCTGCTTTTCCTCGCCTTCCTCCATCGCCTGACGGTGCAAACGCTCGATGTAATGAACGTTGACGCTGCCATCGTTGGAACCTTCGCGCGTCAGGTTCGGATTGGTGACATAGAAGTTCTCAGGCTTCAAATACGCCTTGGCCTTGATCATGGCCTTGGGGAATTCATAGATCACTGGCAGGAACTGCGGGTCATCCACGAGTCCATCACGCACGTTGCGTGCGTATTCCAGCTTCGTCTTGAACACGCCGGCAGGCGGGTCATCGCTTTGCGTCGTCAGGTAGATGATGAAGCCCTCGGGGCGCGATGCGATGCCGCCTGTTGCCTCCATCAGCATGGCATCTGCCTTCGCATCCTTGCCGAATAGCCACAGCTCATCGACCAACACGCCCACGGCCTTTTTGCCAGACACGGTATTGCTGTCAGCAGCGACTACTTTGAGCGTTGCGCCGGTCACTCGATGCGTGATCTGGCGCAGATGGTCCTGCACCATGAACAAATCGCTCAATTCTTCGTCCGCGCGGATCATCGCAGCAGCGGGCTTGAACGAATTGTCGGCAATTTCCTTGGTCGGCGACAGAATCAGGAATTCTGCCTCCATTCGCCAGTTAAGAATGAGTGCAGTGAGCATAATGCCCGCCGCAGTGGTGGATTTGCCGTTTTTCTTGGAAATGAGCATGAAATATTCGGTGATATGCCGAATACCTGTCTCATTTTCGTAAGAGCCAAAGATTTGAGCGACAAATTCGCGCGTCCATTCACGGCAAATGTCCCCGAAAAGGGGCGAATTTGCCGCGTCCACCATCTTGAGATTGTCGAAAACTTCCAACGCTTCGACGGCGTTCTCATGGAATAAAGGCGCAAACGGGATAAGTGTTTGCGCCTTTACGATGCGTTTTTCCCAGTCGGGACACGCTGTTGACCACATTTTTAGTGCTGCCACGCTGTTTTACCCCGTCAATGCCGCCGTAATGATGGCATCTGCACGCGCATCAGTGGCAACAATGCCATTTTCCACCCAGATCGCCTTGAGTCCGCTGAAAGAGCCATCGCGCTTGTCGAACATCGGCGGGTAGGCGTTGAACACGGCCAGCGCCTTGAGCGCACGCCGCTGCGCCTGAGTCGCCGTGGTGGTGCGCGCGATGTGGGCGATGTTCTCCCAGGTGGCGTACTCGGCAGGCGACATTTCGCGCAGCAGTTCGGCCTTGAGTACGTTGAAACGCTCACGCACCACCGGAGCCGGCGCGGTGAACACGCCGTTGCTGTACGTCCAGCCGGGACCGGGACGCGGCGTCACGTTGGTTACGTCGATGCCGCCCTGCCACGACTCGGCATTGATCACGTTGGTGACCACGCCGCTTTCAACGATGGCAAATACCTTGGACATCAGTAGCCCTCCACGAATTCAATGATCAGCATGCCTGGACCGCCCGCGTAGGCCGCGCCGCCGCCACTGCTAGTCCCCTTTCCACCGTAACCATATCCTGAGCCGGGAGTCGCCCCATTGCTTGCGCCGCCAAAGGGCGTTGCCATCCGGGCGTTCATGCCATACGGCTGCAAATTGGCGCTCGCGTAGCCGTGTATGCCTCGGGCAAGCGTTTGGAAGGCCGCGGCCATGTTCAAGGTCGTAACGCCCGTAGTGTCGCTGCCGGCGTTGACCAGGAAATTCGCGCCGTACACTTGCGGTGTGCCGCCTGTACCCGGTGAGTTGCTAGAGGGACCGCCACTCCCGCCGCCCAACAAGAGCGGAACAACAGAACCTAGCGTGATTGAACACGCGCCACCTGTACCACCGGAATTTCCGCTTGTTGCCGCAGTGCCGCCTGCACCAATAGCGATGTTGGCAGTCGTGATGCCAGATGGAATCGGGATGGGATGGTTAAACGCCATCGCGCCACTGCCACCGTCCGACCCTGAGAACGCGCCATCGTTACCGCCACCACCGCCACCGCCAGTGCCGGTGACCAGCATCAGCCCCTTGCCACCTTGAGCCCACGTTGGGATCGCAAGCGCGGCATTAGACGCGGTAAGAATGTGGATGCGGCGACGTACACCCGCAATAGTTGAGCCCAAAGGCACGATCATTACGGCAATTCCTCGATGATAAGCATGGAGCCCGCGTTGAGTTGCGAGGCGCTTGCGGCAACTTCCGTGGCCCAGCCAACAGATATGTCACCGGACGTGGTGCAAGCGAAGCCAACATCCATGCCGATGTAGTGCGGGCTGTTGATCGCGCTTACGCCGGTCGTAGTCAGCGTTGACCCGATAGCGGTTATGGCAATACCCAACTCCGTTGCAGCCGCAGCAGTCGTAATGGCACCCCACGCTTGACCGGCAAACGTACCTGCGGCCCCGTTAGTGGCAAGCAACTTGATGACGCCACCCGTGGTTGTCGCGGCACTTTGATACGCACCGAGAACTTGGATGCGGTATTTCTTCCCCGCAACAGCATAAAAGGTCCAGCCCGTTACGGCAGCGGGTACACTACTGATTGACGAAAAGTTGGATGCCAACACAATCGCCGTCTTGGCCTGCCCACCTGGGGCACCGCGCGTGCCTTGGTTGACGACTTCCAGCACGCCGGCCGACCGCACCATGAGCGTGACCGAATCGCCGTTGTCCAAGCCCAGATCGTTGCCGGCTCCGATGTCGTTGATGGTGTTGGTGCCGCGAAGCAACACCACGCCATCCGCGTAGGACGTGACAAAGATCGTTTTGCCAACGTCACCCGATGCCGCAGTGGGCAGCGTGTGGTTCGCGGCCTGGGTAGCCTGATAGTCGCCGTTCCACGCGAGCGTTTGCGCAGTCGTCAGGGTGGCAGCGGGCGTCGGCGATGCAACGGCGTTGAGTGCCGCACCGTCCCATGACAAACCCGTTCCGAGATTGCCGGTGTGGATGACCGTCGAAAGCGACGGACCCACTTTCATTACACCCAGCTTCGTTATCTCAAAGAACGTGTTGTAGGTGGTGCCGTTCCAATACTCAGCCTTGAACGATCCTTCATCGCTGGCACCACCGGAGCGGTGCATGAAAGACCAATACCGGGTGTACGCCTTGTTGTAGAGAATCAGACCCGAATAGTTGAACTCGCCGTTGCCGGCAGCGATCAACAAGCCTTGCCCCGTGGCGGGCTCGACCGTCAGTTGACTGTCTAGCGTCTGCGCGCCCGTGATGCCATAGCCCGCGAACGTCGTGGCCTTGAGCGCACGGGCCTTGATGTCCGCGCCGATTAGGGTAATCAGCGCGGCAAGTCGCGTCTGAAGGCTCATGGTTTACGCCTTGGCGGTGACGTACAGCGCGGCCAGATCGACCTCGGGGTTGCCCACGCCGATGTTGGTACACGCCTGGGCCTGCTGCGTCGTGTCCAAGGTCTGCGGCGCGTCGAAGCGCACGCGGTTGGCCACGGCGGTCACGAGTCCGTCTGAAACGCTGTCCTGCGCCGCCAGTTCCACGGCCAGCTCATTGAGCGTATCGAGCGCACCGGGTGCGCCGTTGATGAGCGCCGTGATGGCTGCGGTGATCTGCGAATCCGTCTTGTTGGACGAGTAGACCGTCGTGCCCGATGGCGTCGTGTCGTTGATCGTGGCCCCGGCGCTGCCCACCGATGCCTTGACCTCGTTGATTGCGCTGACAAGGTTGGTCTTGTCGGTCGTGGTCAGGTTGGCGAGCGTGCCGATCCGGGTCGTGAGGGTCTTGATGTCAACGCCAATGGCGGTGATCAACGCGCTGATACGGGTTTGCAGTGACATTTTTGGAACCCCTTAGAGTTTGCTGACGTTGTAAAGCAAGACAAGATTGCCGATGCCATGCGCGTTCTCATCCGCATTATGCACCAATACGGCTGCTGGAACGGACGCATTACCCGGCGTGGAGTCCTCGTTTGTCATGCGGGAGCGGGCGCCCACGCGGAGTGCTTCGCGGAAAATCGCTTCCTGATCCTCGATTGCCATTATCTGACCACCCTCAGTTGCGGCGCTTCCTTCGTCTGGAACTTCGACGGCTTGCCATTGCCACCATTACCCGCGATTTTCTCGGCGCGCGTCTTGGCGTTTTCCTTTTTGCCCACGTCGCCGACCTTGCCGTGCTGATACGGCAGCAGCGCCTTGGCGTAATCGGCACGCGCGGCGATGGGCAGGCGCGGGTGGTTCATCGCATCGGTCAAGAACTCCTTGGCGCATGTGTACTTCGCCTTGGGCATTTCCAGTGCGTCCACCTTGGCCGATTCGCCGGCACCATCGCCGTCCCAATCGTCCTTGCCACCCTTGGGCTTACGCACACGCGGCGTACCCGCCTTGATCGCAGCCTTGACCCCAGGATGCTTCATCAGTTTGGTGGCAGTTTGCTCCACGCACTTCTCGGAATACCCGGCGTGGAGCCCTGCATCGCGGTTTGTAAGGCCGGCAACCTTGCCAGCGGCGAATGCTGCCATCATTGGAGTTAGTTTTGACATGACTTTGTTACCGCTATGGGCAAAATAATCCGTGCGTGAGGGAGAGGGCGGTCTAGGTGGCAGTACCTGCCCGAACTTTTACCCCTCCCTCCCCCTTCTGTCAATGCGCTCTGCCCGCGCGTGCCCGGCCCTATGCGATACCACCGCTCGATATTGACGCGCTTATACAGCGTCAGGTTTCGTTACAGCCACATCGTGTGATGGGGTTCCAGTCGCCCACGCCGCGATATAAGCGCATCGGTAATTGCCTACCCTTTTCGCTCGCTCTTTTGCTTGTGCGCATTGTGGCAATGAGCGCATGCAGCCTGGTGATTGGTCTGATCCCAGAACAACACCATGTCACCGCGATGCGGCTTGATATGGTCAACCACGCTCGCGGCTATCTCGCACCCCTTACCCTTGATGCGGCACATAGGATGCTCTGCTAGGTACTGCGCACGGTAGCGTTGCCACTCATAGGTATAGCCACGCGCGCCGGATGTCCGCTTATCACTGCGCCACGATCCGCCATCGGCGATCCGTTCACCCGCCTTGCCTAGCCTTGAACCGATGCTCTTTAGTTTCATAATTCCCGACAAACGGTAGTGATTCTAATTGACACCAAATGGTTACCATGAGAGTATGAATCACACCAACGGCAACCCTCTAACGGAGGCTCCCATGAATCAGAACCGCTCCCACGCTAACCGACCCACGCGCCTCACGGTAGCAGACCGCAGCCGCAAGCATGCGCCACAGCGTAAGGCTTTCACGGTGGGCGACCTTCTGCGCCTTGTGGGCATCTGCGCGTGATCCGGCGCGGCCCGCTCACTAAGCGCGAGCGCATGGAACAGCGCGAGTCTAAGTTCTGGCGCATTGCCGGCCCGATCCTGATGTGCGCGTTTTGGCTTTCCATCTTTGTCATTCTCTTTCTGAGGCTTTCCGCATGAACCGCATCACTGAAAAGCAACTTCAAGCCGTCGTGGACCGCATCAATCGCACGCTGAATAAGCCGATGGCCCCGTATATCAAGGGTGATGACGGCTTCCATGTTGCGCAAATCGGGAATTATTGCTTGTCGCATGCTTACGGCGGCGTCGCGCTCCATCAGATTTGCAACCTTGGCGGCGGTGTACATGCTGTTTTGGGTTTCGGTCATGTGCCAAAGCGCGAACTGTATGACCAAATGCATGCATTCCTAAAGGGCATCGAAGCTGCACGCGAAGGGGTGACGGCATGAACGCTGTCAACCTTGACGGCCGCGTCGCGCCGGATTCCCTGACAATCGCTTACCTTGCGATTGGCGCATACGAATTCCTGCAAACCATGCGCGAGGAGGATCGGAATTTTGGTATTGACACCGGAGAACTTGAATTCATAGACGAAGTGACGCGCGCAGCATTGGAACTAGACACATACGCGGACGCCACCGAGCATGACGGCTTTTGCTTCTGCTATGAAATCGCGCAGCCATTCGGCTATGAGTACGCCCGTGCGATTTACGAACAGACGGGCATGAAGCCTGCCGAACTGATCCGCGACGTTTACGCCCGCGCAATCAACGCTTGCAAATAGACTCCCGCTGCCCTTGCGCACTCGTGAGAATGCGCAAGTTCGGCAATGTCGCCGGCCCGCCCTTGAGGCTTCCCGATGAAAACTCCAACGCTTGAAGAATTCCGCGCAGCTTGGCGCGAGGTTGCCGACATCGGCGCAGTACATCCGCAGATCGCTGAATTCACCGATGGTGAGCCGTTGGCAGGTTGGGTGTATGACTTGCCGCCCGAATGGGACAGCGTGCCGCTTTTCATCTATCGGCATCCGCGCCCTGAAGCCGGCGAAGCGGTCGCAACCATCTACAACCATGAAGCGGTCGGCCCACTCGCCGACATGATTGCCGTGACATATGAGTGGGCCGTGTCTGAAGGCATGTGGCAATTCGACAACAAGGCGGGGGCATAACATGATCAATACAAAATTGGATAACGTGCGTTTCTATGACGCATGCGGCGATGAATTCGACGGATACACCGATGGCAGCACATGGAACGGATGGAGCAACGTGTGGGTAGATGCGCACGAGTGGCCACGCCTAGTTGCAGCATGGCATGACCCTGACGATGCGGAGCGATCTGCGAAATTCGCGGCACGCACGCCCGACGCGGACGGACTGTATTCGCTAGGTTTTGAATTCTGCACAAGCGTTGATGACGAATTCACCACGTACACGCTCGCGCATGGCTTCGTTAACGTGCTGCGCGAGTGGTTGAGCCTTGACGAATTGCGGCAAGTCGTGGAACGCAACGCGGCGCAGACTGATCCAATGATCTGCCACACCCATGATTTTTGTGATGCAAACATGGCGATGGACAAAGCGTGGCGAGACTTGGACGGCCCCGAATTTGACGCGGCATCACAAGCACACGCGGACATCTGGAATTCGGCATGGGACCATGCGCGTGTGTTGCTCGCGCGGAGGTACGGCGCATGAACTACACGGTATGGGACAGCCCAACGGGCCAACTGTCACGCTCCACGGTCGCGCGCTACCACTACAGCGTCGCGCGGCCGATGACCCTGCCCGTTGCGTTCTGTGACTCAGCAGAAACAGCGGCAACACTCGCGGCGGCATTGAACGCGCCGACCCTTAGCGCAGACGGTCAACTCTTGGCGGCTATTGCCGCGCCGCTTGACGACGTAGCCGCAGGCAATGCTGCACGGCTTGCCGTTGGCGACATTGCGGGCCTGTACCTTGACCATTTGGCGGCAATGCTCGACACGGAAACCGACCCACAGCGCATCAACACGATAAAGCGCGTGGCCGGCAACGTCCAAGCACTCGCGGGTCTTTAACGCTTCACGCGGTACATTGACAACCTAGCGTTTCCCGTCATTGACGGCCCACGCCCTGACCCTCACACGGTCGGGGCGTTTTCGTTTCAGCCCTCACGCCTCGCAGTCCATCGCCCCGCGTGCCGGTCCCTAGATCAACAGGGGCAGGCGCGCGGGGCTTTCGCGTTTGGTGGCAATCAGGGTGCTGAGCGGTAGGGTAGTACAGGGCAGGGTGACGCGCGGGGCGCAGCGGGCAAATGGTGGCAGTTGGCAGGCGTGAAAAAGGGCCGGCGAGGATGCCCCGACCGACCCCTGAAACCTGAATCCCGTTCAGAAAAGCCGCTTTTCCGACCCCTCCCTGTAGCGGGATTTTTGGACCACCCCTGTAGTGGAATTTTTCAGGCACCCCCTGTAATGGGATTTTTGGCCTGGCCGTGTGGTGGAGTTTTTGGGTCAGCGTTTGCACCGGGCCCGGCGAGTCAGCTTTTCCCAGCGCGAACACGGATTGCGCCGCAGCTTTTCCCGCTCGATAAATGCGTCAACTGTCAGCAAGGTGCGCTCACCCTTGCGGTTGGCAGTGAACAACGCATCCTCCAGGTCGCCCGTGCAATCGTCCTGCTCATCCTCGGTGCGTGCCAGCTCCGCGCAGTATTCCTTACCGTTTGGTAGCAGTGTGGGGCTGGCGGTCTTGGCCACATTCGCCCTCAGCGCATCCAAGTCGCTCGCGGGCGAGTCGTCGCGCACGGTAGGCGTCACGCACGCTGGCAGGAACAGGACGATCAGCACGGGTAGCAGTTTCAGGTTCATTGCGGATTGCCTCGGTCTTGGATTGGCGGAAGGTTTCGCGGCCGGCAGTCACGCCGGCATTGTGTGTCTCAGCCCAACGGTCAACGCGCGAGCCCTCCGCAATTCCCGCTGACGCTGCATCCAGTACCCCTCCGCGCTGCTCGTTCTGTGCCGCTGCCATGCGCATCTGCTTGATCTGGCTGTAGGCCATCACACTCAGAAGCCCGATGACAACAGCGGTGACAACCGCGCTGATGATCTTGGCTTGCAACGTCAGCGGTTCCATTACGCATCGCTCCCTTCAGTCAGGAACTTGTGCCACGGCGGCAGGTTCGGGGAAGTAAAGAACACGAAGGCCACGCCAGTCAGGAACGCGGCCATGAAGGGTGATGGGAACAGGCCCAGGAAAAACCACCAGCCGACGATGCCCCACGGCGAGAACCCTGCCAGTACGAAACCCAGCAGGCGCAGCGTAGCGAGCCGACCATCTTTCAAACTGCGTCGGCGAAAGTCGTTGCCGCGCAGCAACATCGTGAGGCTGATGAATGCGAGCGCCACGACGCTCACGCCGAGAGTTATCCAATTTGCGGTCATTGCTTGCGTCCGTAGAAGGGGATTAGTTCTTTCCAAGTGCCATCGCTTATAGCTCCGATGACCTTGGGCATGATGAAGCGAGTCAGGCAGGAAACGATGGCACCAATTCCACACCGTGCCGCAACAGTCAGTTCCAGCGTATCGAAATACCATTCGACCACTACGGTAGTGACGATGCTGAAAGCCAGTCCCATGATGACGCACGACACGAACAGCCTGAAAAACTTGGACCGTGGCGCGACGGGATCGCCCCATGCGAAAGACGCATAGGTGCCGCCCAGGCAGGCGACAAAGAGAGCAAATGCAGCAATATGCTCGTTGGTTACGAATGCGGGTGCTGCCAAGCCAACGCCCACTACGGTCTTACCGACATTCTGAAGGCTCATAGGCTTCCCGCTCCGTTCAGGTTCAGTCTAGCAGGCATCGGGCGACCTCGCGCGCGGCCACCCACTTGCGTGCGTCATACGCTATCAGGTCACTCCGGTTGGTAATGAAAAACAGCTCCACGATCATGCCGCCCGACTGGATGAACGCCAGCCGATGATGCTGCCCTGAATTCTCTGGCTTGACTCCCCGGTTGCGGATGCCCAGCGCCTTGCTGATCGCTTCGCAGATGGCGGCAGCACGCTTGTTGTCCTTGGGTGCGCACAGCACTTCCACGCCGGTCGCCGTGACGTTGCTCGATGCGTTGCAATGGAACTCGACGCTGACCTTGTGCAACCGGGCTCGCTTGGCTGCAACGCTCAGCGGCATGTTCTCGGTTTCCTTCCCGTCAACCTCGTGCTTGACGTTGCTCTGTGCGAGATAGAACGAAACCATGTTCCTGAACTCGACAGCGATGTCCGCTTCCCTACGTCCGTAAGCGTACGCCCCAGGGTCGCTATTTGAGTGACCGGCTGCGATAAACATGATGACGCTCCTTAAATTATGTAATTACAGGGGTTATGGGTTACGACCCGAAAAACCCACCTAAGCCATTGATTCTAAACAGGAAATAGGGGTCGGGTTTCAGGGTTACAGCCACGCTCGGGTCAGCCGGCCCAGAATTCAGAACATGCCATTTCTGGAATGGCTGACTGCTTTTCTCTATATACTTATAACTTGTAACTTAGAGAGTATAGAACCTTGTAGAATAAGGGTTTTAGCCGGTTACAAGCTCAGGTTACAGGCTGATCAAGCCGTAACCGGATGTCCTCATTGCCCAGCTCAACGCCATTTCTGAGCCAAACACGGTGTGTACGTCCGTTCCACTTAATTACACGTTCAACTTGGCTATACCCCAGCCGCGTGAGCATGAAGTTCAAATTACTTGTTTTCGGTACTTCAAATCCCTCTTGCGCCGCTCGCCACGTCAACTGCTGCGTCAGGATGCTGGATGAGAACACGTCCCGTGTAATTCCCGGTACGCCCCCGCCTTCAATGATGTCGAGCGCAGCCATTTCCGCGCTGTCCTGGCCCATCGCCTTCATGCGCCGCTTCTCAGGCGTTTCCAACGCGCTCTCATTGATGTCGAAGTCGGCCGGTATCTGGATCGACAGGAACCACTTGCGCAGCTCGCCCGCACAGTTATTCACTGCATGGTCAATGCTCGCCATCCTCCCCTTCCACCCCGCCACATCCACGCCGCAATAACGCATCGCTTCGTCCAGTGATCCCCACGGCGTAAAGATGACCAACCATCGGCGGTCAGTCTTTTCAAGTGGCAGGGCGTCATTGTGGTTGGTCAAGGCAATGTGGTTCGTTGTGTTGTACGCCTGATACGGCTTGCTGCCCTTGGGGTTGATGTCAACGAAGTTGTTGGTGATGAACTCTTTTGTCTCGTTGTAGATGGCATGGCGCTGCTCGCCCTTCAACATGATTTCTTCAATGATGTTGACGGCACCGCGCACAGCCCAATCGGTGAACCCACCGCTGTTCTTGAGATTGCTGTTACTCGTGGTGGATACGTTGCGGTGACCCATAGCGCCACGGACCACGTAGGTCATCAGCGTTTTGCCATCGCCGTTGACGCCCTTCAGCAGCGGCGACCAACGAATCTTGATGCCGGGTTTCTGCACGTTGTGCGCGAACCAATACAGCAGCGCGTTGAACACATCCTGACGCCGGCCGCACATATCCCAGATGTGCGACTGGAAGGCGTTGATGCCGGCGATACCCTCGGCGGTGTACTCCGTTGCCAGCAGTGGCAGCGAACTCGGGCTGTACAGATTGGCGTAGCTCACCCCATCCCACGTATAGAACGGGCCGCAGTCAGGCCGATAGCCGACGCGCTCGACCACCGGCATGTTCCAGAAGTGCAAGCATTTCTCGGCAGCGTTCTCACGCTTGCCAGTCTCGGTCACCGGCATGACCCGACCATAGACGGCCTGGAAGCCCATCATCGTCAGTTGCTGGCCGTTGTGCAGGTTGTAGAAGTAGTCACCATCGCTGACGAAACAGAACGGTTGCGCCCACTCGGGCAGCTCGCCCGCAACGTCACGACGCATGGCACTCGGGAACAACAGGCCGCGCAGTTTCACCACGCCCATGTCGTTGTCCCAGAACTTCAGCTTTTTCTTTACCGCGCTGACCAACCGTTCCTGCAACGCACCGGGCACACCCGCCTGCTGAATCTGCGGGATCACTACGTTGTGCAACTCCAACTCCGTAGCGCACGCCGCCACCGCATCGAGCAACACACCGACACGCGCAAACACTTCCGGCGACACCAACTGAGGCTGCTCACTGTTCACTACAGTGGTGGCAAGACCCGGAATAACGAACGGTTCACCCCCACCTACAGCACCCACCGCACCATACAACTCACGCTGCACCGTCAGGTTGCGTTCCGGTTCCTGATAGACGTTCTCGCACGACTCGCATGCGCGCTCGATGGTCATGGTCAGGTATGTGCCACCCGGCCGGCGCTCATTCCACTTGGAACGCACCAGTCCGCTGCGGCGCATAAGACGCTCGATGCGCTCGGCATCGGCACCCGTCCAGAACGCAAGGTGCGACGCCAACGCCATGTCGTGTTCACTGTTGCGCTCGCACTCACCCTTCCACAGCGCCGGCAGCCCCACCTTGCCACCGAACGTCACCGCCGCGCTCACCCTGGCGTTGAGCATGCGTTCAATCAGAACGTCATCATCAGCAGGACCACGCCATTCAACGCGCGCCCCGTTGTCGGCTACCTCGCGGGGCGGAAAATATCGCTCAACAAGGGCATGTATGTCAGCCTGCGTATCGACACTGCCCGCCGCTTCGCCAGATAGCCCGAAAGCAATGCCACGTCCATCGTGGTAGAACTCAAGTTCAAGCGGTGCAAGCTGTTGCTTAATCTCACGCGGCGGCTTGCAACGGTGTGCGGGCATTGCACCTGCATAACGGCCGATAACATGCAGACCCTTGCCACTGCTAGACCACTCGACAAAGCAACCATTGAAGGCTCCCACCATCTGATACGCGAAGTTGTTGTCCTTGGCCTTGTCCAGATCAAGGAACCAATAGCCACTGTCAGCAGTCAGCCAGAAACCCAACGCATAGCGCAGCGGGCTACCTTCCACCACGTTGCCGTTCAGCGCATTGACGACGCGCTCAGCAGCATCAAATGAAGTCCACGTTGTAGGGTTGGATGCACCCTCACCCTCGGGCAGCGGACGCCCATCGTGACCGCACGGAATCTTGCGGTACTTCCCTTCCTGCTCATCCCACTGCAACCGCCATACGAACCACTGCGGGATCGCAGCCATTCCCCCAACGCACTCGCGGAACATCGGACTCATGCCGGCACTCCCAACTGAGGCAACTTGCTCAACGTCGGCAACGGGTACAGCTGGCGATGGATGCGCCATCCGATCCACGTAACGACTGGCACGGGCCAGCTATTGCCCAACGACTTGTATCGGGTGCTGTCCGGTGCCAGCTCGGCCTGCTTGCCACGCCACGGAATCGCCGTGTACTTGTCGCCGAACCCCTGCAACCGCTCGCACTCGATCGGCGTGAGCCGGCGCACGCCGATGACTGGGTGCGCCACGGCCTGGGCCTGCGGCGTACTGCTGCCCAACGCGCCGAACACATTTTTGGAACTGATGCACTCCTGCCGCGAGTCGAATGCAATGACGTTCTCATCCTTGTTGTGGCCAAGGCAGCTATTGCCCATAGACGCGGTGATGGCTTGCGCTACGTCGGGGATGAACATGCCACCGTCAACTTCAGGCGCACCCAGCGACGTGACGCCACGCGCAGTCAACGTGCCGCAGATGGCTGGCACGAACAGCTCCGCGCCGTTAAGCGCGTGCTGATCCTCCAAACCCCACTTGTCGCCGTAGTGCGCGTTGAGCGTGCTTGTCACTTCAGCGGGCCAGCTCCGGCCCTCAGTAACGTGTCTAACTCGACGGGTAGCGTTTTCTTTCGCTTCGCGGCTCGGCGCAGAATCCCGGCGCACGCCTTCGGACTCAAAAAGAACCGAGAATGGACAGAACCCTGTTCTAGCACTTGCCACAACGAACACACGCTTGCGACGTTGGGCCAGACCGAAATATTGGGCATCCAATACCCGCCACGCGACTGTTCTCTGGGGTCCATGCACAACACCAGCGTCTGACCATCGCTTCCCTGCTGGCTGCAATGCACACCCGCTTCCGGCAAGTGCGCCAAGAAAGCAGCCAAAGGCGTTGTCATTTGTCGAGAGAACACCTGGGACGTTTTCCCAGACAACGATGGAAGCTGGGGCAAGGTCGGTAGCCCGGATGGCGTCGATGGCATTTGCTATGTCCACGAATGCGAGGGAAAGATTGCCGCGCGCGTCGCCCAATGAGCCCCGCTTACCGGCAAACGAAAACGACTGGCAGGGCGTACCACCAGTGAACACGTCGGGTGCCTTTACTTTCCGCTGCCGTACCAGCTCGGCAACGTCAAGCATGTTCCCCAGATTGGGAACGTCCGGGTAGTGGTGTGCCAACAGTGCGGACGGATACGGCTCGATTTCGGACAGCCACGCGGCTTTCCATCCCATCGGCTTCCACGCCACCGATGCAGCCTCGATGCCGCTGCACACAGAACCAAATTGGATCATGCCAACATCCCCCGCCATGAAAGGAAGTGCGTCATGTCCACGGGTTCACCCTTCAGGCTGACAAAGCGCATGCCGTTCCACCAAAGGCGGATGTGATGCGGGTCGGTGTGGCGGAATCGGCATTCGTACTCGCCGATCATCAGGGGTCGCGTCCCCGTGAGCATCCATTTGCTGACAACCCCATCAGTCGTGACGGGATACATGCGCAGCGCCGGATAGAACTTGTTGCCAGTCTCGGTCCAGTAGACCTCGCCGCACCTGGGGCAACTTGTCGAAGCGATACCGCGCGGGACACTCATGCGAGTGCCGCATTCTGAACAGTGCATGTTGAACTCCGTGCCAAGGCGTGAAACAAAAACCCCCGCCTAACAAGACGGGGGCCGGGAGTGCTACCGCTTCCCTACGCCTTGGCAGGCACGCCGACGATAGCATCACGCAAGCGGCACAGCAAATCCTTTGCGCGGGACTCCTGAACGTCCACGGTGTACAGGTTTCCGTGTTCCACCATGTGCAACTTTTCGCCATGCAAGTTGATGGTCAGGTGCATGGGCAAAGGGCGCAGCACGGGATCGGGTAGTTCCGGCGAGTCCTCGATGACCTTGGACGCAAGGTACGCCCAACCACGGCTCAACAGTGCGTCATCCGTCCAACCCACTGCACGCAGTGCGTCCAACGAAAAGCCGTGCCTGTCTGCCAAGTTCGACGCCACCAGCACGAACGCATCGGGGTCATAGGCACGCTTGGCCGCATGCATGCGCTCCACCTTAAGCGCAGCAGCGATTGCTACCTGCAACCGCGCCTTGACCTGGGGTAGCAGCTCGACGCCCGAACCCTCCAACGCCTGATTGAGAACGATCAGCGCGTTCTGATCGTCGTTAGTGGTCAGCACCGCGCATGTGTCACGAAACAGCTTTGAGCGATTGTTCATTTGAAGGGCACCATGTTTGTTGAGTAGGGAAGCATCAGCGGATGCATCGGGTCACCCAGCTTGGTGCGCCCGAACACATACACGGGTTTCTCGGAGTTGCGCACGCGGCGCAGCATCGTGTCTATCTCGCCGCGCAGCGCCAGTGGCAACTTGGTCTGATCGCCCCAACACGGGATCAGCATGCCCGCATCGTTGATGGCTTCGTTGACGTAGTAGTCGTGATCCAGTCCCTTGGGATGCTCGCACGTCGCCAGCTCGCGCACGTCGGTAGCCCGGTAAGAGAACAGGTTGATGATGGTGAAGGTCGGCTGCATGCCCCACCGCTGCAAAAATCCCTTCAGCTTGCGGATGGTGGCGTCATCCTGGGTTGCATCTGCCGTGGACGGGTTGACCCCGATGAACACCGGCCGCGACCACCCACCACCATTCTTCGGGCCGCGATCCAAGCGGTAACGGTACTTGCCACATGGGCTAATTGCTGCGGTCACAAGCGCGGCTCCGGTCCTGACACGTTAGAAAACAGATCGCCACTCACCGGCACCGGCTGAGCGATAAACGCCTCGATGTACACAGCGGCGTCCATCAATTCCTCTTGCAAGTGCTGCAACCATTGCAGCCGCGTCAGGTCTTTGCGCTCGGTGGTCACACCGTACTTGGCGAAGCCCACGGCTGAGCGTTCGTGCAGCTTGGTGCGCACCGCTTCGACGTTGGCATCTGCCGCCCCCTCGCCGTGTTTCTGCGGGGGTGTGGTGCCGCATACGCAGTCCACGGCCGCATCAAGACATGCGCCGCACTGTCCCTCCCATCGTTGCCGGGCAGCTTTTACCGCCGCCCCGCCCCTGCTCGCGTCCGGTGTCGTCTGCTTGCCGCATTCGACCGCGAATTCATAGGTCGTCCACCATTTCTTAGCGGCCTGTTTCCACGCTTTCGCCCAGGTCCACGCATCCGGCGCGGCCTCCTGTGCGGGGTCTGCTGCTAGTTCAGCCGCTTCCTTGATCGCGTGGTCGATGGGTTGCAGGGTGAAGGAGTCGGGCTTGTAGTCGCCGTCGATTACGCCTTGCATGAGGTCGCGCAGTTCCGTCGCCGCGTCCAGCAGATCGGCTAGCGTCGCCTGCATCAGCAGCGCATCCGCAGGCGCGGCCTCCCCGCCCCCGCGCGCGTCCTCGACCTGCGGGGGTGTGGCCTTCCGCAACGCACGGAAAGGCTCCATCTCCTTCTCTATCCGCCGGCGTGCGTAGCGGTGCGTCCGGTGCGGAATCAGCTCCACCGCCCGCGTCGCCACCATCAGTTCCTGCACGATGGCAACCAACGCATCGCGGTCACCCTGGCACGCCTCGATGCTCTCCACTACTTCCAGCACGCGCTTATTCATCGACATCGCTTTGCTCCCGTGTGTTGTGCCACTTCTGCTGCATCACCATGCCAGTGTAGAACGCCTGCCCGATCCAGCCACACAGATAGCCCAGCAGCACCACGGGCGACATCAGCACGACCATGAGTAGTTCAACGAGTTGCTTCATGTTGTATCGCCTCGATCCATGCCAATCCGGTGGGGTAGCTGTTGCGACTCAGGCCACGCTTGCGCAAACGGGTCGCGGCTTCCGCGAATTGCCGGGTCTTGCGCTGCTCGGCGGTCAGCGGTGGCGGTGGGATCATCATTGACATTCCAGACTTCAATGTCGCCGATCCACACGCGGGTGCAGCCGGTAACGGTGGCGGGCTCCGCATCGGTAAGGACGGCAACAACGGTGGGGCTGCACCCAATCGCGGCAAGGGCGGCAGCGTAGGCGGCAATGGTGGGACGCTGATAGGCGCGGGCAAAGATGTTGTGCCGCTCGATGTCGGTGGGAGCGGCGGCGGCAAGCGCGGCGGTAGCGTGGGCAGCACGGCGGATGTCCTTGGCGAGTGCGGGGATGTCAACGGTCACCGCAGCACCGTCACGATGACTGGCACAAGGCGCTCGCTGGCGGAAGGGTTGTCAAACTTGGCGTGGTGATGGCAGATCAGATCGGTTTGCACCACGCCATCCAGCATGTCTCGATCCACATAGTACGCACGCTGCTCATAGCCGTGCGCGCTCGGGGCGGGAACCGTGCATTCACCATCCAGATCAGAAGCGAAGCCACGCGGCGTGATGAACTCGCCATACGACGCACCGGCCAGCTCAAATGCGCTGAAGGGCAGCGGGATGACACGCCAGTGGGTCTTGGCGGCAAGCGTGCCCAGCTTGAACTGCTCGGCCCCGGCCTGGGTGACCACGCTCCTGAATTCCTCGGCAGTGATGGCGGGGATGTTGAACAGGCGGGCGATCATGCGTTGCAGGCGATTCATGGTGTAGCTCCGTTGGGTGTGGGATCAAATTGCCACAATTCTATTTGGGCGTCAACAAGAAAAAGGCCGGCATCCTAAACGGAGTACCGGCCTTTCATGTGCAGCGCAGCATTGTTTACAGGCTGGCGCTCTGTTCCTGCTGCACGGGTGGTGCCTTGGGCTGGCGCGCGGCGGTCGGCTTGCGCTTGGCCTCCGGGCTCGGCTTGGTTTCGCGTTTGGCGGCGGGTGCCGGCTTGGACTCACGCACGGGGCGTTTCTCCCTGATTGCTTTCACTTCACGAGGGGTCCGCACGCGCTCGCGGCGGGCGTCACGAGGACCGTGGGCACGCAGCTTGAGCCCGATGGCTTCCTGCTTTTCCTTGGACGGTTCCTCGATCTTGTTGCGCTTGCAGTACGCAGCGATGGCCTTGCGTGCCGTGGCGTTGTCACCGAGATAGACGGTCACGAGTGCTTCGCTGCACTTTGCCGCCTCAGCAATCATGCGGCGCGTCAGATTGGACGAACCGTGTTTCTTTGCCAGCTTGCCCGCTGCTGCGAGGATGCTGGCCTTTCGGTCAGCAGCATCCATCTTGATTCTTGCCATGAATTTCTCCGGTTGATTGTTGGGTTGGACAGGCGGGCACATTGCCACCACTAGACAGTTCTGTCAAATGCGCCCGGTCCAGTGGCAAAAGTAGCAAAGCCTCCGTTAGCCAGAACGAAGTCTCGCCATGCGGCTTGCGCCACCGTGTGCTTGTCGCGTGGGTTGTACGTCCAGCCCTGTTCCTTGCATTCAATGCTGACGAATTGACCCAGCACCATGCCGACATGATGCGGACCTATCAGCACGCGGCGGATGCCGATAAGGTCGGCCGACTTGACCGCCTTGTTCTGTGCCTTGGATTCATTGGCCAGCCCGTAGCGCACTGGCACGCCCCGCTCATCGAGCAACGCACCGACGTTGTTGCGCGTCAGCCACACGCGATGCTCAGCGGCGTCCAGGCGGATCAGGGATTGTTGCCGCGCCTCGCTACCCGGCGCACCTGCCTTCGCGTCCACGGGCGGTGCGTGGTCATCCTCCCCCAACTGCATGCGCAGATCGGCAAGTGCCGCAGCACTCACCCCATGCTTTGCAGCCCATAGGTCAATCCACACCTACAGCACCTGACAGGTCATTACAGTGACTTGGTACGGATCGTAACCGCGTTCAATCAGGTTCTTGCGGAACGCGTCGGCTGTGTCGAAGTCGCGGAATATTGCGGGCGACCCGCCCTGCGTAAGCATCAACGTCTGATAGAACAACACCGCATGCACTTGGTTCACGGGTTCAAGTCCCAGGATGGTGGCATCTGCTGCACGAGGATCAGGACTGTGACAACCGAATCGTTCGGTGGCGGATCGTTCTCGCGCGTGCCGATCCAGTACCGCTTCCCGCTCAACGGGTCGGTCCATGCCTGCACGTTATAGATGTACTCCGGGTCACCCTGCAACTGGCCGGCATCGACCGGGATATTGACCACGGGGCGCGGCACGCACAGCATGCTGCCGTTCTTGGGGCCACCCACCAACAGTACGTCAACTGCGTTGCTCATTTCGCGCTCCCGTACTTGGCGTGCAGCCAGTCAACCGCGCGCTTGACGCCATCGTCTGCGCACATGGCTTGATCCATGAAAATAAGAACGCCAGATTCCAGCAGGCGCATCAGATCGGTTTCGGTTTTGCCGTCGCCGGCCGGCAATTCGATTCTCGTTTCATCTTTCATCACTTTGCCCCGGTTAGTTTTTCAAGAATGCGCTGGCGCAATGCCTCCGCGTCAGCCGACGTTAAACCTTGTGCCGTAAGTCTGTCAATTCCGAACGTGTGAAAGAACCGGCGATTGGCCACGCGCTCATCCTGCCCAGGTGGCAACGTCAGGTCCATGACCGTCCGCAACTGCTGCTGCGCAGCCTTGTTGTTGGCATGGATGTTCCGCAGCCTGTACGCAATCGGCGAGTCATGCGCAACGCCGTAGGGCACCGGCACGAAGTCGCTGTCTATCGCGTTCTTTGCGCCAAATAGCTGTTCCAACAACTCAGGCGTGTACATCACCAAATCGCCGTCAACGAATTCGGGTTTACTACGGTCGGCGGGCTCGGGTGGCGTCCATCCGCAATACGGGCACGACGGGTAGATGCGCAAGAACGGCTGCATGCACGTCGGGCTCGCACACGCGCGCAGTGGAATAGCGTCATTCGCACGCCGACGCTTGAGCGGTGATTCAAGCGACCACGGGATAAGCCGCCAGTCCGGTGGCCCATTGTGTTTGATGATGTTGCCAACGTGGTCAATGATGAGCGCACGCGGCTTTTCGCTTTCAGCAATGAACGCCAGTCGCTGTGCAGCCGTGTACGTGTGCCACGCAGCTCGCAGGATCGGCGACACCAGCAAGCGAAGCGCACGGCCGAACTGCTGCACGTACAGCGAATAGCTCGCGGTCGGTCGCGCCATGCTGACTACCTGTACGGCGGGCACGTCCACGCCCTCACCGAACAGATCGACGTTGACCAACTGCATCAGGTCGCCGCGACGGAAGCGACGCATGTATTCGCGTCGTTCGCTCTCAGGCGTCTTGGCATGCACCACCACGGCAGGCACGCCAGCTTTGACGAACTCGGCGCAGATGATTTGCGCATGCTCGATGTCAACCGCGAACGTGATGCCCTTCATGCCGCGCGCATGCGTCAGGTAGTGTCGCACCACATCGCCGACGATCTTGTTGGAGGCTTTGACCCGGTTGCGGGTCTGCTCCATGTTGTACTCACCCGTCGCGGTTACCTGCACGTCCTCCATGTGCAGATCGTCGGGGATCGGAGCGATGGCCAAGTAATCAGTCAGGTAGCCATTGGCGATGAGCCAACGCATACCCGGCCCCTCCACCATCGCATCCACCATCCCACCGTGACCACGGCCCAGGCCGATGCGGTCAGCACGCTCGGGCGTGGCAGTCGGCAGCAGGCCATAGGCGTTGTCAAAGATGTTGAGCGCCTTGCCCCACTTGTTGTTCTCAAGGCAGTGATGCCCTTCATCAATGTGCGCCATGCCTACCTGCTTGGTCCAGGTGGCTGGCAGATCGCGCTTGATGAGCGTATCGACGCTGCTCACCTTCCAGTTGGCGCGCGAGTCGTAATAGCTCTTGCCGATTTCCTCCATGTGCGCACCCACGATGGTGCGGATAAGCGAGTCGGGCGCGATGATGTCGTGCCGCTTACCCTCGCGTGCCAGTGCGACGCTCATCTGTCCCACCAGCTCACCACGATGCGCGATGCTCACGCCAAAGCCGTCGTACTCGTGCGCGATGTGCCCCATGATGACCGTCTTGCCGGCACCTGTTGGCAGCACCGGCATGACATTGCGCGCACCATCCCTGTACGCGCCATAGATTTTGCCAACCACATCCTCCTGAAAGTCGGCGAGTTGATAGGTCACGGGGTTGTCTCATCCGGTGCGACGAACTCTGCCCAATCTGTTGCACCCTTGAACGGCCTGCTGTCCGGGTGCACCCAGCCCGTTCCGATCCGCCGACCCTTGCCCCACTCTCCCGTTATCCGGCTGTAGAGCCACACGTCGCGCCCGAACGTGGGCAGTAGCGGCCCCTCTGTGCTTTTCCAATCCACTGTTGCCACCTTTTGTCTGAGGGAGTTGACACAATTTCAAAGCTACCGTATTGTCGGTCCTGTGGCAAACGTGCCACCCACCACTGAGGACTCAATGAACAACCTCCGCAACTGCATTCTCATCGCCTTGGCATTCGACGCAACGCAGCAGGAAATCGAACACGCGCATGACGTGATCGACCGTGTTTACGGCCCGACCGGCACCGCTGGCGTGGACCCCGCGTACCTCGTGGGCGCGGAAGTTCCCGCCACCGCCAACGGCGTCACCGCCAACGGCCTCGCGGTGCAGACCAACACGCTGCCTGCCGCTGCCAATGCCACGCCGCCTGCCGCGACCGCAGAAGTTCCCGCCGCCGACAAGAACGGCATGCCGTGGGATGAGCGCATCCATTCCAGCAGCAAGGCCATCACCGACAAGGGCGTGTGGCGGCTCAAGCGCGGCGTCAATCCCGCCATCGTCAAGCAGGTGGAAGCCGAACTTCTCGCCACCGTGGGTGCCACGCCGACCGCCACGCCGCCTGCCATCGCTCCGCTCGCTGCTGCCACGCCGCCCGCACTTCCGGGCCAGGGCCTGCCGTCGCTGCCGGGTGCCAACGTGCAGCCCATCGCCGATCCGGCGTACACCGCGTTCGTGCAGTTCATCGCCGACAACACCGCATCGCCGGCCAACCCTGCCGGTCGCCTCACCGCTGAGTGGGTCGGTCAGGTGCTGGCTGCATACGGCGTCGCGGAAGGTTCGTTGCAGAATCTGGCGCACAACCCGGCGCTCATTCCGCAGATCGAAACCTACATCCGCGCGCAGCTCGGCGGCTGATCCATGAGCCGCGCTAAGTACATTCGTCCCTCTAGCGCGGCAACGTGGGTTGCATGCAGCGGGAGCATCGACATGAGAGCGATGTTCCCGGCTGCACCTGACGAAGCCGACAGCGAAGTCACGGACGATGGCACTGCATGTCATTGGCTGGCTGCTGAGTTGTGGGAAGGGCGGCACCACGCGGAAGGAACGCTTGCCCCCAACGGTCGCGTGCTGACGGACGAAATGTTTGACGCCTGCGACCTCTACCACGACGTTCTGCGCTCGTGGGGCGAAGCGGTGCCGGTGTGCGAAAAGTCCATTCCGATTGATCGCATTCTACAGGGTCTGACCGGCACGCCAGATGCGTTCGCCTACAACCCCACGCTCAAGCGGCTCTACATCGCGGACCTCAAGTTTGGTTTCCGGTTCGTTGAAGTGTGGGACAACTGGCAGATGATTTGCTACGCGGTCGGCCTGCTCGATTTGCTCGGGTTGTGGGATCAGGATGTGACTATCGAGTTTGTCATCGTGCAGCCGCGATCCAGTCACCGTGATGGTCCGGTGCGCAAGTGGGTGTGCAAGCTCGCCGACATCATCGGTCACATCAACGTGCTTATCCTCGCTGCCCGCCGCGAAACGCAGTACGTCCCCAACCCCGGATGTGGTGACTGCCCAGGCCGGCACGTATGCGTTGCGTTGCAGAACAGTGCGCTCACCGCGTTGGAGCGTGCATATCAGGGCGACCCGTTTGAACTGTCACCCGCTGCACTCGGCGATGAGCTACGCCGCCTGAAGGATGCTGCCAAGAAATTGGAGGCGCGCGTCACCGGACTGGAAACGCAAGCTGAGTCCATGTTGCGCAACGGCAAGCAAGTCAACGGCTGGACGCTGGCACCGTCCTACGCACGCGAGACATGGAAGGAAGGTGGCGAGCAACGCATTCTCACGCTCGCGCATTTGCAAGGCGTCAACGCTGCCAAGCCGATGCGTGCAATGACCCCCAATCAGCTTCGCAAAGTCCTGCCTAGCAGCTTGGTGGCAATGTTTGCGCACAAGCCGTCAACGGGTGTGCGACTCACGAAGGTGGACCCCTATGAGGCACGAAAAGCATTTCAGCAACCCCCGTAGTGCCGACATCGCGTACTGGCGTTTGTGCTACATCACGATCCAAGACCGCATCAAAACCCGCGACGCTCGCCACATTTGGATAAGGTGAAACATGGCAATCACAAAAGTTACCGATGCGCAACAAAAGTACCGCGATGCCCACGCGGCTGTCGTGCAAGCGCAGAATGAACTTGAAGCGGCATCAGACGCTTTGAGCGCGGCAGAAGCAAAATACAGTGCTGCGGCAAAGCGCCGTGGCGAAGCCGCGACCGCACTGCTCAATGCAACCGTAACGTCCACCCAGGAGTAACACAATGTCAACGCAATTCATTTCGCCAGTCGGCCGACTCGTGCAGGGCAGCATGACCCTTCAGCCCAAAAAGGACATGAAGGGTCAGCCCGTTCTGACCGACACCGGCCAGCCGGTTAACGAGTGCTTCATCGCGCTCGCCATCCGCAAGGACGACAAGGACTTGCCGGCGTTCTACGCGCTGTACGTGGCGCAGGCGAAACTTTCGTTCCCGCATCTGCTCGATGCCTCGGGCAACATCAGCCATCCGCGTTTCGCGTGGAAGGTGCAGGACGGTGACGGCACCGACGACAGCGGCCAGTCCGTTGCGGGCAAGCCGGGTTTTGCTGGCCACTACATTTTCAAGATGGCCACGCGCTATGCGCCGCGCTGTTTCCATCTGGGCAAGTACGACATTTCCCAGGTGATCCAGAACCCCGATGAAGTGATCCGCAAGGGTTGCTACATCCGCGTCAGCGGCACCATCGACGGCAACGGCGTGGACCCGTCGAATCGTCAGGCAGTCCCCGGCCTGTTCGTTTCGCCCAACCTCGTGGAAATGATGCCGTGGGCTTACGACGAAATCGTCAGCGGTCCCGATGCGTCCAAGGTGTTCGGCTCCGCTCCGGTTCCGCAGGCACCTCCGGGCGTGGTGGTCACTGCTGGCCCGTTGCTGACGGGCACGGGTGCGCCGCCTGTACCCGCTGGCATCATCACCCAGCAGCCGCCCGTGGGCCTTCCGCCTGCCGGCCTGCCGGGACTGGCACCGCCTGCCGTTGCAGCAGCGCCTGCTGGCCTGCCAGGGCTCACGCCGCCCGGTGCTGGCCTCGGCCCGCCGCCCGCCGCAGCCGGCCCGCAGTTCATCATGCAGCCGTCCGCACAGGGCAGCACCCGCGAAGCACTGCACGGCCTCGGCTGGACCGATGACGCGCTGATTGGTGCCGGCCACATGATCCGCGTCGGCTAACAGTGACGCGCAGTTCTGACCGCAACAGCACACCCGCCAAGCGCGGGTGTGTTTCTTTGGAGGCAGCGTATGCATCAGGTCGCATGGCGTTTTTACGTGGCGCTCCCGTTACTGCCGTCCCATACAGTTACAGCACCGAAAACGCCGCGTTCCGATCTTGGCGACGCGGATACACCAACGCCCGTGATAACCCAACTCCACGCCCTGCTCGCAGAACACAACTCAAAGTCGATCCTGCCGGCTGTAGGTATCCGCCTCGGCTATGGTGTTAGGTTCGCATTGGAATGTGAAATGCTGGCAAACGCTTGCACCATTTCATCCATCGACGGCAAAGATGGTGTTGTCGGTTTACCCATCACATACACCATCAAAGATTGCCCCAACGCCGTGGAGTTTTACTGATGCGTCCGCTTGTTGAATGCGACACCGAATGCTACCCGGACTACTGGCTGTGCAAGCTGTACGACAGTGCCACCAATCAATATGCGAGCTACGGCATGTGGCCCGGTCAGCCACTGGACATCCAAGGTCTGACCGACACGCTATCGCGCGTAACCATCGTTACGTTCAATGGCAATCATTACGACATGCAGATGATCACGCTGGCGCTCTATGGCGCGGACACCGCGCAACTGAAGGAAGCCAACGACGACATCATCGTGCGCAACGTGCAGCCGTGGGACTTCTACAAAAAGTGGGGGATAGAACCGCTCGCGTTCATTGACCACATAGACATCATGGAAGTCAGCCCAGGCGTGCGCATCAGCCTCAAGATGTACATGGGTCGCCTGCACGCGCCCAAGTTGCAGGACTTGCCATACGATCCCTCCACCGCGCTCGATGCAACCGCGCGCTTCGTCATCGCTGACTACTGCGGCAACGACCTTGTTGGCACATGGCTGTTGCGCAAGGAAATCTGGGAGCGCATCCAGCTTCGCATCGCCATCGGCGAGCGATACAACATCGACGTGCGTAGCAAATCGGACGCACAGATTGCGGAAGCGGTGATCAAGGCGCAGTTGGACTTTAAGCCAGCCAAGCGATACATCCCCGACAAGTTCACGTTCGGTTATACACCGCCCGGTTACATCCGGTACGTGTCGCCGCAGTTGCAGCAACTGCTGGCGGATGTGCAGGTTGCGCGCTTCATCGTGCGCGACAAAGAGGAAGCGGTGGCACTCGGCTACCACGACCCGGAGGATGAGAACGCGCCTAAGATTCGCACTGGCGTGCATATCCCTGAAGCACTGAGCGGGCGCGACATCATCATCGGCAACGGCAAGTACCGCCTGGGTATCGGTGGCTTGCACTCCACCGAAAAATGCCGGCACTACATCGCCGATGACACGTTCACCATCCGCGACATCGACGTTAAGAGCTACTACCCGTCACTTATCCTGACGATGGGCATGGTGCCGGAACAGTTGGGCGAGGCGTTTTCGCGCATCTACCGTGGCATCTATGATCGCCGGCTTTCATCCAAGGCCGAATCAGCACGCATCGGTGATCTGTACAAGGCGATGGGCGCGGCGGAACTGTTGGAGGAATCCAAGCGCCTCGGCACGGAAAGTGACGGGCTCAAGATTGTGTTGAACGGCACGTTCGGAAAGCTCTTTAGCAAGTGGAGCGTTCTGTTCGCGCCGGAACTCGGTATCCGCACCACGCTGACCGGGCAGCTCGCGCTGCTGATGCTCATTGAAATGATGGAGGCATCCGGCATCGAAGTGCTGAGCGCAAACACCGATGGCATCGTGCTGAAAATCCCGCGCGGCTTCGACATGATCGCCGATCAAATCGTGAAGTGGTGGGAGCGACAGACCGGCCTGGAAATGGAAGCCACTACGTACAGCTCGATCTGGCAGCGCGACGTGAACAATTACATCGCCATCGGCACGGACGGCAAGGTCAAGCGCAAGGGTGCGTTCGGACAAAGCGGCGTATTGGCAGGACCGCAAGGCAAGGGTCCAAACATGGACATCTGCGCCGATGCCGTCGTGGCTTACCTGAAAGATGGCAAGCCGATAGACGAAACCATCAAGCAGTGCCGCGACATCCGCAAGTTCATCGTGCTACGTGGTGTGACTGGCGGTGGAACCTTTATCGACAAGGACGGCAATGAGGGTGCGTGGCTGGGCAAGGCGGTGCGGTGGTACTACTCCGCATGGCAGGGCGGTCACATCGTCAACAAGCACGGGCACAAGGTGGCCACCAGCGACGGTGCAATGCCGTGTATGGACTTGCCGCTTGCCTTCCCCAGCGACATTGACTATCAGAAGTATGAGAACAACGCGATGGAAATGTTGGCAACGCTCGGCGTGCCGGTGCGATACTGGCACCACGATGAAACTGACACGCTAATTGTTGGGCACGCACACGAAGATTGGTCATATTGCGTCAGCCCTCATAGCGTATGCATTGAAATCTCACGCAACCAATACCGAAAGAGGAAGTAATGGACATCAACGACCTGGACCGCATCACCCTTGCTGAAGGCGAAACGCTCATCCTCCGACCGCGCAAGCCGTGGTCTGTTGAGCATGTCGAGCGGGTGATGCAACTGCTGACCGCCAAGGGCATTCGTGCAGTAATCGTATCCGATGACGTGGATATGTTCATCGGCGTCAACATCGCTCAGCCGGCCGAACCGGAGCCCGAACCGGAGCGTGTCTATGACCATGTGTACGACGCCTATCAGGAAGGCAAGGTCATCATGTACCGGGAGCGCACACCCAACGAGTACCATCCTGAGTTGGCTGGCGATTGGCACGAGGCGCACCGCTACGCATCGCCGCACAAGTTCGACGCCGACACCTATGAGTACCGCTTGCGCCCCGAAAGCGGCTGATCTAGGATTGCACCAGCGGTGGGCATGTCGAGAGACACCCCGGCGCTCCGAAACCCCAGGCTCACGCTTGGGGTTTTGTCGTATAGCCGTCGATGAGGCGGAACACCACGCCTACGGTGATGCCGCCAAGGTGCGATATGTGGCTGACCTCGGGCATCCAGTTGAAGTACATCGCTGCCATCGACACGCCGACGTAGAGCGCCAGCACGGCCCATGCGGGCAGCGGCACGACAAACAGGCTAACGATCTTGGCATCCGGCTTGCGCAGCGCGTAGGCGGCAAAAAGGGCCAGCAGCGCCGCGCTCGCGCCGATCACCGGCACCCCAGGTAGCAGCTTGATCTGCAACAGGCCGCCGAACGCAGCGGCCAGCAGATAGCAGAACAGGAACACGCGGTGGCCCCACAGTCTTTCCAGTGCCGGCCCGAACGATATGAGCGCCAGCAGGTTCACCAGCAGATGCAATTTGCCACCGTGGCACAGCGCATAGGTGATGAATTCAAACCCATAGTGCCAGTCGGACGACAGCCACATGGCGCGCGGGTTGCCGATCAGATACACCACGAGGGTAAGCATGGCAATCGTAATTGTCGCGTAGGGCATGTTGACACCAATTCCGTCAGGGGTTAAGTTGTGGCAATGCTACCACCAACACTGCCGCCGCGCTTGCCGCCACTACCACCGCCACCACTCCCCTTGCATATCAAGGCCGCGCGCGTGGCCTTCAATACGGTAAAGGTGGAATTGGGTGGCACCACTCACTACATGACTCGCATGGAGGCGTTCCGCTTCCTTGGCGAACTTGAACGCGCTGCGGGAGAATCCTGATGCGGCGCAGACAAGGCCGACCGATGAGTGAGCCGACCGGGCCGCGTACTGTGCGCTCGATCATGCGTGAGCATTTGCGCTTTCATGGGCTCGACATCCACAACGATCTTTCGCGCATCCTGGGTGTGACCCCGCTGTACGCCGGCACGCTCATGCGCAACCGCCACAATGCCGCGATAGTGCCAGAACGGGTTGAGCTATTCATCGAAGCCATGAAGCTCGACAGCTTCGACGCCACCGAACTGCGCCTGTACGGAGCGCGCGAGGACGGCTGGAAGCTCACGCCGCGTGACCTCATCCGCCTCAAGCAGTTGTACGGTGTTGACAAGGACTGAGAGCGGCTTTAATGTCGGCTTGCGGTCCTGGACAGCCGCGCCCCCGTTAGGAAGTGGGAACCCCGGACTTACCATCCGGGGTTTCTTTTTGTCCAAAGAAAAACCCTGCCGGTCAGGGCAGGGTTGTATGGAGGTTGCGTGCAGCGGTTCAACTATGCGTGTGTCGCGCTAGGTGTTGAACATATCGTGCTTACCTGCGTTCGACTATAACCACGCGGGCGTGGATGTCAATAGGTCATGTCGGCTGGGACAGTGAAGCCGCCGATGGCATACCGCAATGCGCCGCGCGTGTAACGGAAACGGCGGATCACAATGTTGCTGCTGTTGTCGGGGTTGTCGCTGTAGGTGGCCCAGCCCAAGCGGAGGAAACTGACTTCACGGTGCCACGGTTGCAGGTTGAAGCTGTTGATGCTGCGCACGCCGTTGACGTACAGCCACGCCAGTTGTCCAACGCCGCCGTCCGATTCGGTCTGAATGCAAAGATGCGTGTACCCCGTGGGGATGGTTCGGTTGCCGCCCGCGTTGATTCCACCGCTGCCAGAACTCATTTCAAACACATGCGTGCCAAACAGGCGCTGCATGACCCACGACAGACCGGACCCCAGCTCACCGAACTGACCGATGGTGCGTCGGCTGTCCTCGGCGTGGGAGCTATCAATGCGCACCACGACTTCAAAGGTAGACGAACCCATAGGCAACTCAAGACCTGGGACGCTCAGCGTTACACCTTCATCGCCCGATACTTCCATGCCGTTGGCAGTAAGCGTGGGCGTGCCTTCGATAGCCCAGGTGTTGCCTGTTTCGTCTGCCGTCAGTGAGCCCGTGAAATCGTGATCGGCCACCACGAATGCCGCGAGCGGATCATTGTTGCTGACCGGCACCGCAATGTGCCCCTTCCAGCGATCATTGCCCGGCTTCGACGTGTGGATGTACTCGGCGCCCTTCAGGAAGCGCCAGCACGTCACGATGCCGTCCGTTGTCGTGGTGATCAGCTCGATCTTTCCATCACCGTCGATGTCGCCGTAGTACGGGTAGCCCTCGATCCCACCCTTGTGGTACAGCTTGCCGATGGACTTGCCAGTGGCCACGTCATAGCAATGCACGGTGCCGCGCATGTCGGCCAGAAGCACCGCCAGCTCATTGTTCTTGCCCGTCACGTTGTGGATGACCGGCGATGAATTGATCGCGGTAGGCGCGGCAGGCTGAGCCCACATCGTGTTGAGATTGTTGTCGAAGCAATACACCGACCCCGAATCGCCACCGACCACCACGCGCCGGCCCGCTTCGTTGGTGGTGCCCGTCAACTGGAATGGCAGCGCGGACGAATCAATGTCGCCGTAATCCCACGCTCGGGTTTCCGTTGACTGCGCCTCGCGCGTGCCGAAATTGGCGTTCACTCGATACACGCGACCCCTGCGGGACGACACGTAAACGTCCGTATCGAGCGCACCCGCTTCACCCACGGCGTTGATGAAGGCGTCGCACTGTCCCGTGTCCGCTTCCCACAACAGCGTGCCGTCGTTGCCGTCAAAGCACCGGGTCTTGCCGTCGATGCTTACCGCGTACACGCGCAAGGTGCCATCGTTGTAAAGCACCAGCGGGTAGGGCTCGATGTTTTCAAGAGTGGCGTACTGCCAGATGAGCGCACCCGTGTTGGCGTTAAGGCAATACACCATGTTGTCAAAGCCGGTGCAGAACAAACGCCAATCCGTAGATGACAGCTTTACCAACTGACCGGCGTGCATGAAAATCTTGTCCGACGTATAGCGCGGCAGAACGATGTAGGAATCGCCTGCACCGGGCTGCACTGCCCAGGGCTCCGAGACAGTGATGCTGTTGCCGCTGCATGCCGCCACATGCCGGTCAGTGGGGGCAATGCCCGTGTTGGGATCGGCCGTGCCCGGAACGAATGCGTTAGCCCCACTCAGGAAGCGCACGTAAGCATTGACCGTAAACGGCGCGGTTGTGCGGCGCATGAACGTGTTGGTCGGCCAGTTGCGAGTCGTGTCGGTGAACGAATCGACACCCGCACCCGTGATCGCTCCGTTTGCCTCACGGTCGTACACGCTGTAGAACTCCCAACGGTACGTCAAGTCGGAATTCATCGAGCGGATGAAACCACTATGGCACGGCGCAAAGATTTCGTTGTAGCCGTCGTTGTTGACATCACCAACCTGCACGCGGCCGTAGATGTTGAGATTGAACGGCTGGCGCTGCATTAGCGCACCCGTGTGTACGTCGAGCGCATACACGTACCAATCCCAGGAAGTGAACATCACTGCCGGCGCTTGGTTGGCGATGCCGCCGCTGCCGGCATACACCGTGACCGGGCCGATAGGCGACGAATAGATTGGCTCGCCACCGGGGTTCTGATACTCCCAAACCTTTTCCATCAATCCCAAGTCAACCAAGCTGCGCACGGTATCTTCCTCATCAGTAGGTGGTAGTGCCAGCATGGCGGTAGCACCGCCCAGCAGCGTAAAGAACATTCGGTGGTTGGAGCCGATCACAGCTCATTGCTCCGCGCGAGATTGACCGTGAACGTGCAGGATGCCGGCGTGCCAAGTGCGTCGGTTGCGTCCACGCGGTACGTGGCTTGGCGCTCGGCATTGGACGTGCCCGACGACAGCGAGAAACTTGCGAACAGGTTGCCAGCCGTCTGCGGGTTGACGCCTTGCCCGACGTTCTGCGCCAAGCCATCCGTGCGCGTGATGCTCCACGTAATCGGATAGGTGGCACCCACCACCGCGATCTGCACTTCAGTGGTCGGCGAGCAACCCACGTTCTGACCGGCGTTGGCGAAGCACGAACCGCTATGGCTGCTGGCGGTACTGATACCGAACGGCGTTGCCACGGCGCGCGTGAGCGTGATGGACACGTCGGCGGTGCCTTGCGCCAACAGTCCGTCCGTAACGCGATAGCGCCACGTCTGGGTGCCGCCGTAAGCCGTAGTGCCGGCCGGGATGCTGAAGGTCGGGTTGGTGACTGCCGCGTTGCTGATCAGGAAATTGTCGCCACCCTCGCCATCGACACGGAACCACTCGTGGCTGTACGTGCCATCGCCACCTTCAGCACTGGCGGCAACCTGCACGCTCGGGGCACCGGGGCCGCTGTTGGGCACGCTCCACGTCCCGCTGGCGGGGCTCGGGTTGATGGTGGCGATCAGCGGCGGGTAGATGTCGTTGGCGGTCTGTGCGGCGGTCTTTAGCAGCCAGGAAACGCCGGCATCCATCGTGGTCATGCCGATTACGGCAAACGCGCCCTCACCCTGCGGCATCGTGAACTGGAAGCCCTCGATGGGAATGACCTTGTTGCCAAAATTAACGGTGAAATTCCCCGTGTTGCGAATATCGACAATGATGGAGTCCTGCGGACCCACGTTGATGAAGTTGAAGCGCGTGACGTTCTGGGTAAGCACCAGCACGAACTGGACGAAGTTGCAGTCCACGTCCACCACGCCGCCCTCGCCAATGCTCAGCTCGCGCGCCGGCATCACGGCGTTGGTCACCACGAACGGGTCTGACTGCACGCTCGGGCCAGGGATGCCCATGAAGTTCTCGCCCCACACGCGGCACACATACGTGCCAGCAAACGGACCTTCAAAGTCGAAGTTGCTGTCCGTCACCTTTTGCGGAGTCGTCCACGGGCCATTGTTCTTGCGCCACTGGATACCGTAGCGCGATGCGTTCTTGGCGTTCTCCCAATCCGCGTTCAGTACGTTGAAGGCGATGTTGTGCCCGTAGCGCATGAAGCTCGTGAGCCTGAGTCCGGTGATGGCGTCGGGAATGTCACCGTTGCTGCCGATGGGTGGCTCGTCAATGCTCAATCCCAGCTCGATCGCTCCGAACTTGCTGGGCACGTACTGCAACGCGGTGATGGAGAATTGGATACCGGGTTTCTCGGCCACGGCCAGCACGCGGAAGGTCTGCGCGTTGATGCTCGCGCTTTCGATGAGCCACACGGCATGCCGCACTGGCTCGGCGCTCAGCGGCGCATTCAGCGTGACCGTGTTGGCCACAAGATCAAAGCCGGTGATGGTGCGCGTTTCGGGCATGCCGTTGGGCAGAATCACCTTGAACACGTCGCCGTTGCCCACCACATCCGGCACTTCATCAAGCGTGAGAGTGCTGAGCCCGCTGACCAACACGCGGCCGCCCATGCGTGAACCTGCACGCAGCGGGTCCGCAATCTCGATGATGTCGCCGGGTGCCGGTATGTTGCCCTCAAGGCCAACATCGAAAGTGACGGTATCCGTTTCGTACTGCTCGGTCAGCAGGATGTACTTGCCCAGGCGGTGCGCCTGCCCACGCGACGTGCAGCCCAGCGCGGCCACTTCGATCTGCCGGATGCCGAACCGTGCAATGGCGGCATCGTCTGCCTGCACCGGCTCGATTTTCTGCCTGCCGAAATTGCTCATGTCATTCCACGACACAAGCGCCAGCGTATGCCGCGCCTTCTGGCTGCTGCCCATGTACGTGAACTTGCCGTCGATCACGTTGGCCGGTGCGAAGTGATAGCGCACGTCAGCGGGCTTGTCGCACGAGGGCACCAGCGTGCCGCCCGCCACGTACATCATCCCGCGAAACACCGTCGCCATGTCCTGCATGGTCTTGGTCGCATCATTGCGGGTCTGAAGGTACATATTGCAGGTAAAGCGGGGCTCCATGTTGCCGAAACCATCGGGCACCAGCTCATCGCAATACTGGCCGATGGCGTACAGGGTCCACTTGTCCACCATCGCAGCCGGCACGCGCTTGCCCAGGCCATAGCGCGTGTTGGTCGCCATGTCATAGAACGCCCACGCCGGATTGTTGCTGTACGCCGTCTTGAACGTGCCGTTCCACAGCCCGGTGTACTGCCGGGTTTCCGGGTTGTAATTAATCGGCACCTTGATGAGCCGACCTTTCCAGTGATACGCACGCGAGGGCACCGAACTGAACTGCTCGGCCGCAAGCGTGAGCCCGACCAATGCGCTCATCGGATAGCGCAGCTTCACGTCTACCAGCTCGGCGAACGCATCAATGAAGCTGCCGTCACTGATGTTGCTCTTGTTGGACGACGGCGACGTGCGACGCACACGCAACTGAACGCCGGTCGTGAACTTGGGCAGCTCGACGCGATGCGACCGCTGATACTTGCTCGTGGTCTTGCCGGTGACCGCGCTCTCAAACTTGGTGACGAAGCCGCCACCGTCAACATTCATGTCGATGGCATAGCTGAAGCTGTGCCCGGTCTGATCGCCGTTTTCGGTATTGATGATGTAGAGCGATGGCGTGCTGAGCCGAATGCGCACTGCGTCCACATCCGTGTTGACGAAATTCTGCGTCCACGACTGATCGCTAGTGATTTCGACGTTGACAGGGTTTTCGTTCTCGGTGCTTTCAAAGCCCTTGATGTAGTCCTGCACCTGAGTACCCGTGCGAATCTCGACCTGCACGGATTTGAAATTCATGGTGCCATCGCTATTCTCGATGGGCGTTTCATTGAGATAGATGCAGCGCAGCGGATGCAACGGGTCAACCGGCCCGAACACTTCGCCCTCGCTGAGCAAATCCAACACGCGCGCAAACGACACGCTACGGAGGCTATCGGGAGCCTCGATAGGTGTACGTGGCTTGCCACCGCTCTTGCCACCGCCTGCACCGCGAATCGTCATTGCGCGTACCTCTCAAGATGCCACGGTGCGGAGCCGCCACCGAAACTACCGTTGCTGCCGGTCGTGTTGGTGTTGGCGGGAATGATTGCCGCATCCTCTGTGTGGATGCCTGCGGAGAGAACCGCGCTGCCGATGAAAAGCTCGCCGTACAGGACGGGGAACGGGTGGCCTTGCGCCGTCGTATTGACCGGGCCGTCAAACACGGATGACGGCGTGTTCTCGGGTCGCTCGTTGACTTCCAGCCTGGGTACGGGCGTCAGCAAGCCGACCACGCCGCCGATGACCATAGACAGGCCCATCGTGGCCACCGCGCCCCACAAGCCACCCGCGCTGAACACTGAGAGCGCCGCGCCTGCGGTAAAGAACGCTGCTACCGCGATCAGCGCCACGCCCAAGATGATCTGGAACACGCTGCCGTTCTTGCGGCCACGGATGACCGGCGCGATGCGGATGTCGCCCGCACCTTCCAACAACAGCTCCTGTTCCGACAGGTTGCGCTTGCCGTAGAACACAGCGAATGCCACGCCCTTGTCGTGCGCTCGCGTCATGTAGTCCTTGAACCCGGGCAGCATCATGCTGAGTGCATGCACCGCCTCGCACAGACTGGACACGGCGAGATAGTGCAGGCGACCGAACATCGCCCCCAGCTTGCCGTACAGGCGGATGGCGCGCAGCTCCGGGTCAAGCTCCGTGCCCAACACACCGCTTACGGTGCTAGACAACTCACTGCGCATTGGTCAAGTCCTTGTGTCGAAGTGCCACGGTGGTGTTCTCGCGCCAGTACCCCAAGTACGGGTCACGGCTGGAAAGGCGACCCCAGAAGTGATGCAGGATCATACCATCGCCGATATAGACCGCCGCATGGTTCTCGACGGGCGAACGAATCGTCATCAGGAACACATCGCCAACCTGCACGTCCTCGGCATCCGTAAGCTCACGGAAGCCGGCGCGTTGGAAGTTGTCACGGTACAGGTTCTGCCCGTTGTTCCACCAATTATCCTCGCGCGCGAAGTTGGGTATCTCGATGCCGTGTTCCGTGGCGTAGTAGTCGCGGATCAGCGTAAAGCAGTCCAACGTGCCGTGGTGGAAGCGCCGGCCCACCAAGGGCGCAGCGTAGCCGCTGGGATTGAAGCTATGCATGGCACCGCACTCCACTTGTCCGTTATCGTTCACATGCACATTGATGATGTGCCATTCGTACAGCTCGGCGTTCTCGCACTCGACAAGATCGGCCTGACTCGGTTGCGGTGGTGCGTTGGGATGCGAGTGGCAGATGGCGACAATCTCGCCAAGGTCCGCTGCGTTGGTGAAGTCCTCATCGGACATCGTGAACTGATCGCCGCTTTGCGCAAGGTTGTGGCAGCGGATGTAGCGGTACTTGCCCTTCCAGATGACCACCACGCCGCAGCATTCGCGCGGGTACTCAGCGATGGCATGCGCCTTGAACTCAGCTAGCGCCTTGTCGTCCATCAGCGCGCGAGCCCCGCTGCCGGCGCACCGCCAAAGTTCTTGATGTCATCCGGCCAGATGCGCAGCTCGCATGAACTCAGGCGCTTGCCGCAGCGATCCAACGCGGGATCACTCGTGGGCGTGTTGTCGGCCTTGGCAACAGGTGGACCGGCGTACATGCAGCCCTCGCCGCGATAGGTGAACGGGCAGTAGTCAGCGAGGACTTGCCGACCGGGAAGCTGCTGCCCTTCAAAGTCCAGCACCGATGCCAGCTCAAATGCCACCATCACATTGTCCTCGTTGGCCTTGCGGTCAACGAAGTAAATGTCAGGCGTGAACTCGGCTTGCGTATTGGCGTCAGGCTGGCCGTCCAGGTATCGAGCGAACGTGCGTCGCCGGGTGAACTTCGCACCCAGCAGATCGCCGTACATCTGGCACAGCGTGGAGATAGCGCCGTTGACGTTGCCCACGCGCAGCACTGGAACAGGCTGCTGCGAACTCGTGCGCTCAAAGCCTTCCGCTTCCACCGGGAACGGAAAGAACTCAAGCCCTTTGAAAAACACGGGTCCGTTGAACATCCCGTGGAAGCGCAGCACGCCACCGTTCCACTCGGACGCATCCAGCTCAAAGAGCGTGACCAGCGCACCGGGTTCAAGCTTCTGTACGTCAGCAGTGATCAGCTCGTTCATTAGCCCATGCTCTCCGTGCCGACCTGTTCAAACTCAAGGTTCAGCCTGCACAACACGCCCTCGATTTCCGGCGTCCAACCCGTGCAGATATACAGGCCGCGCACGCTGAGCGGTGGTTTCCAGAAGAATGCCACCACGCCGGCCTTGGCCTTGATCCACGCGATGCAGGCTTCCATTTCCTCGCGCGTACCATCGACCACCACGCGGTATGTCTCGCGCGAGTTGTTGATGCCGTTGGCCGAACGCTGCGAGTAGTTATCACCGAATTTCGCAGCGTTGGTCGTGAACTTGCCGTCGCCGGAAGTTGCCGTGAGCGCCCGCCATGTAAACGTGTCAGTCATTGCCTTCCCCCTCGTGCTGCCCACAGCTTGCCACCGGGGCGCATGTACTTGTCAACTTCCTCGCTCACGACAGCACGCATGCTGTCACCCATCTGCCGTGCCATGTTGGGATCAATGCCGCTGCCCGTGGCCTGGGAGTTGGACGAACCATCGCTATGGATGTTGACCACCACGCCAACCTGCGGCGGGCCACCGCCGCCACCGCCCGCCATGCGCACGCCAAGCCGGCCCCCGGAGTCCTTGGCCAGCGGCATCACCGCTTCCGGTCCCGCCTCCCCCATCACACCGAACTTGCCGCCATTGGCGAACTTGAACATGGTGGGCGAGTTGTAGATGCCGTTGGTGAAAGCACCGCCCTTGGCAAAGAACTGCGCATTGGCACCATCGAATGCAGCGCCCTTTGCAGCCCAATTGGCGCGGCTCGCACCCGTATCAATGGTGGTTACACCGCCCGCAGCAGGCGCACCCACCATGTACTGCCCGAACATGGCAAGAAACTTCAGGATCGCTTGCTTGGCAAGGAACCGGGTAATCTCGGTGCCGATGTCAATAAGCAGACCTTTGATGTTGGCCTTGCCGGTGATGGCGAACTGCGTGAACGCTTCCGCCGCGCCATCGAGCGACTTGTTAGTGATCGCGCTGACCTGGGATGCAACGTCGCTCGTGCGCGTCATCCAGTCAGCCACGCCGCTGCGAACGCCGTTCAACCAATCGGCTTGCGCCGCCTTCATCCGCGCATAGCCGTCCTCGGTGATGCGGATTTGCTCATCCATCCAACGGCGCAGCTCGGCGATCTTTTCATCGTACTTGGCGCTGTCATTGTCCTCGGCCAGCTCGCGCGCAAGATCGCGCTGACGTTCGGCACCACGCTGCATGATCGCTGCGATGCGTTCCTGCTGGCTGGCGGCTTCCTCGCCCAAGATGATGCGGCGCACAGTGGCATCGCTGCTCTGCTGCAACGCATCGTTCTCAGCGGCCAACGCTTCCTTGTACGAACTGAGCGCACGCGCACGCTGCTTTGCCGCTGAGTCCTCGGTGATCGTGAGAATTTCCAGCTTGTTGGCACCATCAGCACGCACCTGCGACAGCTTCGCTTCTACGTCGGCGATCTGCTTGGATACGTTGATGGAGTCCTTACCGGCGACATCGCGCGACTTCAGGTACGCAAGCTGCTTTTCAAGGCTCTCAACCTGGGCTCGCGTGTCCTGCTGCAACAGGCTCCGCTGCTGAGCGTAGTAATCCTTCGCCGACACCAAGCGTGCGCCGTACTGCGCCTGCAACAGCGCGGTGCTGTTCTGGATCGCGTTGCGTGCGGTCTGTTCCTCGTTCTTGATACCGTCCAGCTCGCGGCTGGCATCGGCATTGGAGAGTGCGCGTGCAGCGCCCGCACCACTGCGACCCTTGGGCTGCTTGTCATCGAACGCCTTTTGCTTGGCAGCGATGAGCGCATTGACACGAACGGTAGTGGCAGCCGCGTCACCGCCAGCCTCCACTAGAGCCTTGCCCCAATTCTTTATTGCCGTGATTTCCTTATCAAGCCGATCCTTGGGCGTTTCCGCGCTCTTTTCAAAACCCTTCAGTGCGTCGTTAGCAGTGGCTGCGGCAGCACGTCGGCGAGCCTCACCGGCAGCGCGTGCAGATGCAGTACGCGCGGACGCCGCAGCCATCGCAGCCTCGACGGCGTTGTTGGAACCCTGCGTATCTTTGAAAATAGGATTGTACGCACCCATCCCTCGGCCGATGATGTTGCTGATCGGACCACGGCTGGCCTGCCCCTGCTGAGCGGACATCGCACCTGCGATAGCAGCCCACGCGCCCGCCGCCTCATCCTTGATGTCGCGCCAGAACGCCGACCAACCACTCAGGTTTGCACGGATAGCACCGTTGCGGCGCTCCATGTCATCAGCCATCGCGTTGAATGCGATCTTGGCAGCATCTGCACGCTGGCCCGATTCCTCCAATGCATACGCCGCATCGAGCATTTCGGTGGTGACATTCGCGCCACCCTCAGCCAACTTCAGCAGTGCTTGATACGGCTCTTTGCCAAGATCGGCAAAACGCTTGGCTACTTCCTCGGCCTTGTCGCCCGTCAGGCTGCTCCACTCGGCAACCAGCGCAGACGCACGCTTGAATTCCTCGCCGCTCAGCTTGGTGTTGGCAGCGAGCGCAAGGATGGATTCATCAGCACGTCCACGGGTCACGCCATCCAGCTTGTCAATCTCAGCGGATAGCGCAGCAAGTTCCTCTTTGGTCATGCGGGACGTGATGCCAGTGGTCAGCATCGCTTTGCCAAACGCTTCCATGCGCTGACTTTCGCTGATCGCCACAGCGCCCACAGCAGCGATTGCAGCCGCTGCCACCGTGTACGGGTTGACCAACGCGAGCAACGCGCCGCCCAGGGCTCGGGCAGCGGGCACGATGCCACCAAACACATCCTTCAACTGGCCACCCTGCTGGATCAGAACCATCATCGGGTTCTGGCCACCAGCAAGGGACACAAAGATGTCGGTGATCTGCGCCGGCACCTGACGCATCGCAGCGGTCTGCTGCTTTGCGCTGAGCCCGTATTGGTTAATCTCACGGGTGGCGTTCTTGATGCCACCCGCTTGATTGTTGAGCGCCGCAGTCGTGGACTGGACCTTGCTGAGCAACGCCGCCTGCGTTTCACCCGTGGTGCGCGTGGCGATGTTGTAAATCACCATCTGCTCGCGGGTCAGGCCAAGCTTGTCGATTTGCCGATCAAGGCTTTCGACAACTCGCCGCTGAGCCGCCGTCATCTTGGCAGCTTCAGCCTGTGCATTCGCACCCAAGCCCTTTTGCGCTTCCTTCGCACGTTCAAGCGCAACCATCATGTCTGACGCATCGAGCGTCAGATTGATTCGGGCGGTGGCAAGCGTTTCTGCCATTGCAGCACTCCTACTTGGTGTGTAAATGCTTCAGGGCAGCAACTTCGATGGTGCCCAACTTGTCAATCCATTCTTCAAACTGCTCTCCACGCACGCCCCTGCGATCAAGGGCGTGGTGGAACACGTTGTAGTCCAATGCCATCGGGCCGTTTGCACCTACACGCCACTGCGTTGAGTAGGTGCGGAACAACATCAACACGCCCCAATTTTCTTCCCAGACTTCAACCTGCGGTTCATTGCCAGCAAAGTCTGCCAGCGTGTACTTTGTACCTGCGATGTCGGCGGCGGTTACCGGCGTGTAATACATTGCCGCAACCGCCTCTGTCAGTTTTTTGCCAGTTCCACCTTGCGAGCCTTGTGGTAGGCGTAGAACAGGGCTTCCATCAAACCGGGGCGGTCCTGTTCCATTTCGTTGAAGCCTTCATCCGTGACCGGGTACTCGGTTTCCATCGACTCGATCAGGTACAGCGCCATCTGGCGGTTGACCCACGTTGCGTCCTGCTTGCCGGTTTCGCTCTCCGTCAGTTCCTTGAACTTGGCGTCGATTTCATCCTGGGTGCGGTTGCGGAACGTGGCGTTGAACTTGATGTCCTCGCCCTGTCCGGTGATGGTGATAGCGGTTGCCAAGGTCGTGGGGGTTTTGCGGGTAAGCATGTGAATCTCCAAAGTGACAAGAAAAAGGGGCGCACATAAAGTACGCCCCCGTGGGAATCCGCTAGTGCATCAGCGGATTAGATCGCGGCGTAGCGCACGGAATCGGTGTTCATCGAGAACGTGAACTCGTTCGACATGAACTCGTTCATTGCTCGCGTCGGTTCCTTGTTGAACGACACGCGGCCGGCGTAGTAGATCACGTCGCCGTTCGGCAGGGTTTCGCGCAGCACGGTGACCATGCGCTTGCGGTCCAGCTCCTGCAACGCGGCAAAGTGCGGCTGCGTCGGATCGTAGTCGAGCATGAACATGCGGGACTGCGCCGACTTGAACGTCGGAGCCTGGACCTGCTTGCCGCTCGGGTCATCCACGTACTGACGGGTGGCGAAGTTCTGCTCACCGCCGTTGCTCTGGATGTCGTGGATTTTCGGCAGGTTGATGAAGTTGCCAGCGACCTGGAAAGCGCCGATGCCTTCGCCGGCCGGGTAGCGCACGGCGTCCGTCGCGTCATAGCCCAGAAGCTGCATGGACGTGTTGGCAACGACGGTGCCGACCTTGGCGACGGCTTCGTTCAGATCGGGCCAGCCGGAAGCCAGCAGCAGAATGGAACCCTGCGCGGCCGGCGTGGTGGTGGATGCAACAGGCGGTGCTGCGTTCGTGATCGCGGTCATTGCGACGGCGGCGGCAAGCTGCGTAGCAACAGCGTACCGGGCACCGTTAATCATCAAGCTGGGCATGGGCGGTTCCTCTAGGTGGTGGTTTACAGGTGCCTCACCGGCAGTGTACTACGCGAGGGGGTCGGGATACCAAATGCTGAAGTCCTGCCGACTACCTCGCAGTTTCAGGGCTTCATTGAAGTCGTGGGATGGGGCACCTTCCGGCGTCGCAACCCATGTTGCCGTGTTGCTATCCAACACCGCCTTGCGCAGCGCGCGGAGCGCATCGCAGACCTCAGTGCGGCGAGCGCCCCACACCCAGAACATCAGGCGTGCATTCGCCAGTGCTGACGGCGTGTTGTCCAGATAAATGCGCTCGACGCCACCTACCTGCTGCACGATGCCGAACGGCGCATTGCGGTCAGTCGTCGTCCACCCCTCGGGCGACGTATCCCAGAACAGGCGACCGCCAAAGACGGACTCATACTTGGTGATTACGTCAGCTTCAAACCCCATTGGAACACTCCCGAATTAGTGCGGGCAGCTCGCGCTTGCCGCGATCCATCATCTTGCGCAATGCCACGCTTCCGTAATTGTCGAATGCGGGACGGAGGAAGGGGCGCGCGGCGACCCACACGGGTTTTGCCAGCGGAATGTCCTTGCGCGTGTACCACTGGCCGTTCGCAGCCTTGTACACGGCATGCGTGCGCCAGTGGCCAAACTCGATCAGGTGGCCATGCGGCGCAATCGTCGCGTTCCACGAGATTGAGTAGGTGAATATGTCGTTCTTGGTTTCGCGCTCGTTCTGCGCGAGATAGATGGCCTTGGCAACCACGCCTCGCGCCGGCTCGTTTTCCTTGTTGCGCGATACGGCAGCACGCACCTGGGCTGCGTTGCGCAGCAGCACGCCACCTTCAACCAGCATGCGACGTGCAAGCGATTCCTTGGCCTTCGTTCCCAACGCCAACATCGCGGCCTGCAAATTGCCGGCGTCTACGGTGGCGTCGTAACGGTCAGCCATCGTTGCCGCCCAACTCGCACACAAGGTCCGTCCAGTCGTGATGCTCGATGTCGTGCCGGATGTCACGGATGTCGAAAAACATACCCTTGTGGTTCACGCGCATGTCCGTGGTGATTCCCACGGGGCGGTAGCGGATGCGCCAGCTATAACGGCCTGGGCTCACCGGGATGCCCTCTTGTGCCGCGCGCACCGACGACATGCCGTTGGCAGTGAGCGGACGCGCCCACAGCGCCCCCAGACCCGGCACGGCGGTCCATGCGTCGATGGATTGGTTGGCTTCGTCCAGCACCGCGCCACGCTGCTCTATGGCGATCATGCGGTTCAGTTCACCAGCAGCAATGCTCATAGCGGGCCAATCCAGCGGTGGGGATACAGGATGTTCTTGACCGCATCGGGCAAGTCGCCCTGATCGCGGTTGCGGTAGAAGTGCCCCGTGGCAATAAGCACGGCGCCAATGATGTCGTCGGTGGCAATGATGCCGTTGATGACGGTTTGATGTTCAACCTTCGCCTGCGCGAGTGCGGCAGCGGCGTTTTCTTGGGCGAACGTGCGTTGCCGGGGGTCAGTCAGCAGGTTGGACGTGGCCATTGCTGCGTCGTGATCGGCCCATGCATCACCGAGAATGTCTGGCAGATCAGACAAGGCCGCATCGAGTGCGGCCAAGTCCTTGTAAATTTTGCGGCTGATGAACCTCATGCACGCCGCTTCCGCAGCGTTTACATAGATCGTCAACATATCGTCGTCATCCCCATCGGACTTGACGTGCTGACGTGCTTGGGCAAGCGTGATGAGATTCATTTTTCAGCCCTGGCCGTATTACTTGGTGGTCTTGCTGGCGGTACGCGGCTTCGCGTTGGCGTCGTACTCGGTGCCGTCCTCGTTGACCTGGATGCCGAACGAATTGCGGAACGTGCCGTCGCCCTGCTTGATCGCGTCGATGGCCACGCCCGAGACACGCGGGCCTTCCTCGCCGGTTTCGGCCTTGCGCTTGGCGTTGACGGAATCGACCGTTTCGACCGTTGCCTTGTCGCTGGATTCCTCGGCCATGCCCACGCGCACGAGGGCTTCCGCTTCCAGCACATCGTTGCGCTGCTCGGGCGTCCACACCGCGCCGATGGCGGTCGGGTTGCTCGGGTTGACGGCGGTAACGATGGCGGTGGTCAGCAGCTTGTAGGACTTCTTGCTCATGTTCTTGCTCCGATGACGGATGGGGTTTTGTTGCGGTGTGGCCCCTGCCGAAACAGGGGCCACTTACTGCGTCAGGTGCTACCCGCCGATTACGGAGGGTTGATCGCGGCGATGACCGTTGTGAACGTGCCCTTGGTGAACGCCTGCGGGCGCTTCACGGCGATGGCCACGCGCTCCTCGGCGCGCATGGTGGCGCGGTTGGTTTCAAAGTCATCGACGTTCTCGGTGCTGATGAGAACTTCGACGGCCATGCGGTCATACACGGTAGCACCCAGCGTGAAGTTGCCCACGAGGAAGTCACCCGCGACCATCGCGGGGGAGGCGACCACCGGCAGCGACCACATACGCGGTTCCACCGAACCCTGCGGGTTGGAGAACAGGTATGCGCCGTCGTCGGTCTTGGTCAGCTCGATGTCGGCCCAATCCGCCTCGTGCAGCACGATGCCATCGGCCGGCAGAAGTGCCAGCGAATTCTGGAGCATGGCAACGCGCAGCGCGTCGATCTTGGTGGTGCCAAGACGACGGGTGAAGCCGGCCGGCAGTGCGAACGCCGTGGCCTGCGGCATGATGCCCAGCAGGTTCTGGCCTACGCCCGTGCCGTACAGGAACTGGCGTTCCTCCACGAAGCCCAGGCCGTAGCGCATTTCGGAGTCGATTTCCGCCACGAGGCGCGGCGCGTCGTCCATCGCCTGCCGGGTGATCTTGGCAAGGTGGGCGAGCGTGCGAACCACGACGGTTGCGGAGCCCCATGCGTATTCGCTGTACGGCTTGCTGGCAGCTTCCGCGACCGGCGCAGCGTTGTTGGTGCGGAGGGTCTGGGTCACGTAGTCCACGCTGGACGTGCTGATGGGCACGGTGCGCAGCAGATCACGGACCACGCGGCGCTCGCGCAGCAGCGAAACCACGTCGTTCTCGCGGTACGAACGGATCAGGCCACCAGCGGACGCCGACGTAACCTGCTTGATTTCCTGGCGCGCGGTGCCCTGGAAGCCCGAACCGTCCTGCTCGATGCGCGACTTGAACGCACCTTCGCCGAACTGCTCGCCCCACGACTTCGTTGCAGCGGTGGGGCCGTTGCGGTTGGCGTCCACGACCTTCTGCTCGATCAGCGAAAGCTCGCCCTTGACGCCGTTGAACTTCTCATTGAAGTCGTTCAGCACCTTGTCGATGGATTCCTTCAGCTTCACGTCGATGGTCGTGTTGACCTCACCCATCTTGCGGGTGATTTCCTCGTGCGCTTCCTTCACTTCCTTGTGCTGCGCACGGAACTTCTCGACGGTCTTGCCCATCGTTTCCGCGATTTCTTCCAGATCGGCCGCAGCAGCCGGCGCGATCAGGACAGCCGCAGCGGCGTTGCCGGTAGCAACCAGCAGAACCATTGCGGTGGCGATGAGCGAACCCCACGCCAGTCGAAGCTTGTTGATCTTCATGTGTATCCCCTTACGAGAGTGAATTGAGAATGGATTTGACGCGATTTATAACTGCGGCATCGACATTCGCAGAATCACTCTGCGTAGCTATCGCCTTGATCCTTGACACGAGTGCCAAGGCTTCCTTGCGGGAGAATCCACCGGCATCGCGCAAGTGGTCCTCCACGTCGGAAAGTGTTGCGAAGCCCTCGATGGACTTCACGGAACTGACGCGGGCACTATCACCAGCCGGGAACGTGACCGGCGAGACTTCCCACAATGCAACCTCGTGCAGACGGCGCACCAACTGCTTGTCGTCGTCCTCGTACCGCACGGTGGTGTAGCCGATGCTGAGCCCGGAGAGCGCACCTTGCTTCATCAGCGCGTGGGCTTCGCGGCCCTGCTGCACTTCCATGTTGCACTGACCCTTCAGCCAAAGCCCTCGGTCATCCTCGCGGATTTCCGGGTAGATGCCGATGGGGTTGTACATATCGTGCTGCCACAGCATCGGGACCGAACGTTCCTTTTCCTGGAAGTCCACGCGCAATGACTTGCTGAAGGCACCGGGCATCACGATGTCCCGATAGCTGTCCAGCTCACCGAAAACGGAGCCGTAGCCTTCAAAGCTGCCGTCCGACTTGATGCTGTCAGTCTTGACCTTGAACGGGCGCTCGATGTGCTTGAGTTGGCGGTTGGGAGCGGGCATCAGTCGTCACCTTTTTCGTTGTTGGCACCCAGCGCATTATCTGCTGCACCGGCCATGTTCAACTGTACGCGATATACCTTGCCTTCGCCATTGGGCAGCGGCGGCTCATCAAGGAAGTCACGGACCTCATCTTGGTTGTAATACCCGTTCTGCAACGCGGACGCGAACATAAGGGTCTGCGTTTTCATATCCGACCGCAGCAGGCCACGGATATTGAACTTGGGGCTGATGCCCTTGGCGAAGTCCTCGGGCGTCAACAGCTTTTTGGTGATGCTGGCTTCGTTACGAATCAGC